GCCGGTCGAGCTCACCGCCCAGGCGAGCGGATACGGCGCCTGCGCGGCGGCCAGCTGCACGATCGTGCGGCCGTCGAACAGGTGCGCGGCCCGCTCGCTGAGGTCGGGCGCCTGGAAGCCGTCGCCCTGCTCGACCCAGCCGAGCTCGTGCATGTGGCCGCCGCGCGCCGCGGCGAACAGCAGCACGTTCTGCAGCAGCACCGGCTGCACCTCGGCGGCGCCGACGTGCGTGTGGGCGCGCGCGGCGAAACTCCCCGGCGTGATCGCGTCGGTGTTGACCGGCGAGACCAGGAACTCGGCGCTGTCGGTCAGCACGACCATCTTCGACATCGGCACGAGGTGCCGGATGCGGCACAGCTTCCGCGTCTTGATCCGGTGGTGGATGCGGTCGCTGTCCTTCACCGGGATTGCGTAGCTGAGGTCGGTCTCGGTGTTCGCCACCGTGAGCCAGATGCCCTGCGGCTCGTTGTCGCTGCCACCCCAGCCGGTGCGGCCCTCGTAGGTGCCGACCGCGGCCGGCGCCTGCGGCAGCGTGCCGCCCAGGGTGCCGTCGAGGATCGGCGGCGTGCGGCCGAAGTCGGCGGCGATCGACGGCGAGCCGTCGCGGAAGCTGAGCTCGGCGGTGTCGCCGATCCACCCGAACAACCCGCTCTGCGTGCGGCCCTTGTAGACGCGGTAGCGCACCGCGCCGGGCACCGCCGCCCAGGCGATCAGGTTGCTGGCGCCGTTGTTGAAGAGGTTGTTCGTGACGCTGACCGCGGTCGACGGCAGCGACTCCTGCTCGTACTCGTTGATCGCGGCGACCTGATACCACTGCACATTGTCGCTGTTCAGGTCGGTCAGCCGCAGCGTGCCGGTCAGCGGCCCGGCCTGCGTGTTCAGCGCGCGCAGGTCGCCGGTCGCCACTTCCCGCAGCTGGATCTCGGTCGTCTGGTTGCCGGCGCCGCCGACCCGATGCTGGGCGATGTAGAAGCCGTCGGGCACGTTCGAGCTCGAGAGGCCCGACGCGTAGACGACCTGGCCGTCGGCGAGGAAGTGCGGCTGCAGGAAGCCCAGCACGTCATTGGTCGCGTCCGAAGTCTCGACGCGCAGCAGCGCGCCGAAGGTCGGCGTGATGCCGACGCCGGTCGGCGAGGCGAGCGCCGTGCCGAAGCCGGTCAGGGTCCAGGTCCAGCGCGTCGCGCCGTAGCGCCGGAGCTCGGACGGCAGCGCCGCGCGCGTCGCGAAGCGCATCACGTCCATGCTCTGGCTGTAGGTCAGCGCGAACAGCTCGTCCTCGGTGATCGCCATCCCGTGCGGGATCTCGAACTCGCGCGAGCTCGGCAGCCCATACCAGTAGACCTCGTTTGTTCCCGGCACGATCGAGGTGCCGTTCAAGCCGGCGGTGATCGGCCGCGTGAACGTGCAGACGAAGAACGCGCCGAGGTGCCCGACCATGTCCATGGCGTCGTAATGACCATGGACCCGATGCGTGCCGCCGCCGGCCGCCGAGATGATGTCGATCGCCGTGCCGGCGGCCGCGAGCGCCGCGGTCGCCGCGAATCGAAGCTCCGTCGCGCTGACGCGGATCGCGTAGTAGACGGTGTTCAGCTGCAGCGGATCCGGCAGCGTGCCCGAGGTCGTCAGGTCGAGCGGATCGCCGGTCGACAGGCCGTGCACCGAGCCGAGCGTGATCGTGTTCGTGCCGACGTTGACGTCGGCGTCGACGAAGGTCTGGCTGACGAAGTAGGTGCGGTTCTGCCAGTAGACGCTGTTCGGCGGCCCGATCGGCTGCTGGTTCGTGTGCGCCAGCGTGCAGCGGTAGAGCGTGCCGCCGAAGATTACGTGCTGATCGACCTCGTAGGCGGTCGTCGCGTTCCAGTCAGAGGCGAACAACAGCGTGCCGCCGAGCGCGTGGAAGCGGATGTAGCCCGGCCACGTCGGCGCCACCGGGTACTCGTGGCGGAAACCGATCTCGAGCACCACCGACTGCGAGCGGCCGTAGTCGAAGGTCAGGAACCGCGCGCGCTTCGCCGACACGCCGGCGTTGTTGCGGTACTCGCGGACGAACCCGGTGCCCGGACGCCGCTGCGCCGGGCCGCGCGGCTTGGTGATGAAGTTGCGCAGCGTGCGCGCGCCGTTCTGCACGCGCACGTCGTCGACGTGCCCGAGCATCTCCGGCGACACCTCGCCGCCGGCGAAATGCCGCTGCATCAGCTTCGTGTTGGTGCCGGGCACCTACCGGTTCCTCCGCGCCGCGTGCCATGGCACCATCGGACTTCGCCTGGATCGCGTCCTGCACCCGGGCGTGCGCGAGCGCGTACTCCATGCGCTTCAGCATCGCCTCCGACAGCGCCACGCCCTCCGTGCCGGTGACCAGCGGACCCGGCAGCATCGCCGCGAGCTGGAACACCACCGCCTCGATGAAGTAGGGCGTCCACTCCGAGGTGTCGGCGGTGAACGCGTTCCAGCGACCGACGGCCTCGGGCCCGACGTTGGTCAGCACCAGGATCGTGCCGTCGGCGTTCTTCTCGACGGCGAAGTCCTCGGGCACGTAGCCGGACGTCTCGTCGACGATGCGGCGCGTGCCGCCGTCGCGCAAGGTGATCGAGCGGCCGGCGTCGCGGCTGTGCGCGTAGTCGTCGCCGCTGTCCGGCTGCTGCACCGCGAACATCCGCGCGCAGTTGACCGGCAGCAGGTAGGCATACTCCCACTCGCCCGTGTGCGCCGGCGTGATCGCCGTCAGGTAGCCGCGGCGCGTCGCGAAGCTGAAGCTGCAGCGCTGCAGCACGAGCGCCAGCGCGCGCGGGAACCGGACCCGGCAGAGCTCGGCCTGCCTGGTGCCGTCGTGCTCCGGGTCGAGGCTCGTGATCTTGCCGCCGTCGCCGACCGCGCCGAGCGCGAGGTTGCAGATCTCGAGCACGACCAGGTCGTCGGGCTGCAGCGAGCTCGACAGCGCCTCGTCGATCATCGGCAGCAGCAGGGCCGCCGACTCGGAGCCGTTCATGACCTCGCCGAAGCCGTTGAAGTGCAGCGGGTCGGCGGCGAACGGGAACGACGTCACGCCGTCGAGCACCGGGTGGTCGTTCGGGTTGAGCGTCGCGGCCCACTGGTCGAACAGCACCCAGTTCTCGATCGCGGCGTTGACGACCCCCTGGTCGTCGCCGGCCAGCTGGATCGGCTCGCCGCCGTAGCCGGGGAACGTGCCGGTCAGCTCGTAGGGCTCGTGCCGGATCCGCGCGTGCAGCACCGGCATCTTGCTGTGCGGCCCGTAGGGCGACAGCCCGGCCTCGTTGATGATCTGCCGGATCGTGTTCCAGAACACCGGCAGCGTCTTCGCGTACATGTCGCGGCCGACCGCGGTCAGCGCGTCCGCCTCGCCCTGGAAGCCAGCGCCGGACAGGAACCGCAGCGGCTTGTCGATGCCGGCCGCCTTCAGCGCCCCGGGCCCGATGACCGTGATCATCTTCTTCAACCGGTTGAAGTTGCTCCGCGGCTTCGAGTTCGACGGCGTCCAGTCAAGGTTGTTGTCGTCGTTCCACCAGCCGAGCTCGCCCTGCAGCCCGAACAGGTTGTTGCGGCTCGCGAGGTACTGGCCGCTGCTGTTCACGCCCAGGTTGACCGTGTGCAGCGTCAGCCCGAGCGTGCACGCAAGGCGCCACCACTCCTCGATGTTCTTGCCGAACCGATGCGCCGTGAACCGGATCACGTTGGCGATGCGCATCGTGTTGATCGAGAACGGCAGCGGCGGCGTCGACGGCACCGGCAGGTTGGCGTCGTAGGCGATCAGGTCGACGTAGCTGCCGTGCGTGTAAGCGAAGTGCTGGCCGGTCGGGCTGTGCGCGACGGTGGCGTTGATCGTCGCCGCGCCGTTGGCCGAGAAGATGATGTCAGGCTGCCCGGCGGCCGCCAGCGCAGCGCTGCTCGCGAGCCGCATGTCGTTGGCCGTCACCGACGCCGAGTAGTAGACCACGCCCTCGTCGAACGCCGGGTTGCCCGTGTGCGTGGCCCCAACCTGGCTCTGGCCGAGAGTGCTGATCGGCGGGCCGCCTTGCGTGGCCGAAATCTCAAAGTCGTCGTTCGTGCGATTGACGATGAAGTACCGCACGTTCGCCACGATGCTCGCCGGCAGCGTGCCGGCGGTCGTGAAGAAGATGCGATCGCCGTTCTGCCGGCCGTGGTTTGTCACCTGGATCTTGGCCGGGTTCGCCAGCGTGATCGTCACCGGGAACGTCGTGCGCGTCGGCAGCGTGCCGCCGGACAGCGAGAACGTGAGCGGCGTCGCGTTCGGCAGGTTGTGCGCGTTCCAGGTCATGCGCTCGGTGCCGTTGTCGAACGTGACCGCGGCGGTCTGGCCGCTGATCGAGCGGAGCAGGTCGAGCGGTGCGAACGCGCTCACCAGCCCGAACTTGTCGAGCCTGTTGAAGGTCAACGTCACGCCGGCCTGCGTGCCGGTCAGGTCGACAGCGGTGAAGCCCGGGACCGACGGCGTCGTCGACAGGCGGAACGTGTCGGGAGTGACGACCTCGACCCAGTAGACATGCCCCGCCTGCAGCGGCGGGTTCGCCGCCGGAAACGCGCCAGAACTCGTGACCGTCACGTGGTCGTCGTTCTGGAAGCCGTGCGCGACCTTGGTGAAGGTGTTGGCGGCGAGGTTGAGGTCGGTGTCGCCGTTGGTCTGCCAGTTGGCCGGCACGACCAGATACGGCTGCTCGACGGCAAGCGTGGTCGGCGCGGGCGCCGTCAGGTGGTTGCCACTGGTGACCAGCGGCAGCACGCCGTTCGTGCGGAACATGATGAACGCGCTCGCCGGCAGCTCGTGCTCCTGCCACGTCACCAGCAGCGGCAGCGGGTTCGACGGCGTCGAGATCGGCACGATGCGCGCCGGCCCGGGCGGCTCGACGAAGTCGGCGATCCAGTTGCCGTTGATGTTCGACCAGCCCGGCTGCACGTCCCAGCCGGCGATGTTGACGATCGCGCCCTTGTTCAGGAAGTCGCTGAACGGGATCAGCTGCACCGGCACGGTGCGGTTGATCGTCAGCATGTTCAGGCCGTAGCGCTCGATCCGCAGCTTGCCGTTCACGAGGCTCGCGCGGAACGCGAAGTTGCTGCCGGAGACGTCCTTCGTCTGCGCGTCGAGGCTCTCGTTGGTCAGCGTGCCGCACGGACGCGCGTCGACCGACACGGCGACGTAGGACGGCACCAGCTGGCCCTTCGGCCGCGAGTAGACCGGGCCCGCCGGCATGTGGTCGTTGCTCGGGTAGAGGAAGCCCGGGCCAGCCTTGCGATGGTGCGGGTTGTCGCGCCAGTGCGGCACGTGGATGTGGAACGTGTAGCCGGTCGTGTCCGCCGGCGGCGGCACCGCCTCGCCGTCGCGGCCCTCCCAGGTGACGCCGGTCAGGGTCGTCGCGGTGTTGTCGCCGATCTTCGCCCAGCCACCGACGCCGGCCTTCTCGACGCGGAGATAGCCGCCGGCGAAGTAGCCGACCGGCCACGCCGAGCCAGCGCTCGTCAGCGTCGCGCCGGCGGCGCTCAGCACGCCATCCGCGCCGACCCCGCCGGTGCCGTCCATGCCCTCGTCCCACGTGAACTCGAGGAACAGGCCGCAGTCCTCGTAGCTGGTGATACCGGCGCCCGCGAAGTCGTAGCCTGGCACGACCGGTGCGCCCGCCGGGTAGGGCCCCATCTCCTCCGGCTGGAAGGGCATCAGCACCTTCACGTTCGCGTAGAACTTGTGCGCGTCGTGGAGCGTGACGTAGCCGCCGAGCCCGTAGAGCGTCCCGCTGACGTGCATCGTCGTGGTCGGCGAGCCGTCCGTGCTGAAGTGCACCGGCGGCCAGCCGGCGAGCGCCTCGGCGCGGGTGTTCGTCAGCGTGAACCACTTCGCCGCGCGCGCCAGCACGATGTGGTCGCCGACGCCGGCGTCGAACGCGATCGGCGGCCCGCCAGGCGTTGCCGCGACGCGGAACTGCGTGCCGTTCACCGGCAGCACGTAGTAGTCGGTCTTCGCCAGCAGCTGCGGCGGTAGCGTGCCGACCGTTGTGAACTGGACGACGTCGTTCGCCTCGAGCTCGTGCGCCGCCGGCGTCCAGCTGTAGTCGTAGAACTCCCAGATGTCTGGCGCGATCCGCACGACCAGGTGCCGCGCAACCGACACGTAGTAGCGCTGGTTGGCGACGAGGCCGGTCGGCAGCGCGCCGCCGCTGTTGGTGAAGTAGATCTCGGTGCCGATTGGCAGCAGGTGCGGGTTCGTCGTCTTGACCCGCATCTTCATGTCGCCGGCGGTGTTGCCGCCCGAGAACGTCACCTCCGAGCCGGTCCAGGTCTGGCTGTCCCAGCGCACGACCAGCGACGCGAAGTCGTTGCTGATCACGGTCGCGTGGCCGCGGCGCCCGTAGACGCCGGCGAGGCCGAAGTGCTGGTACGTCATCCGCACCGTCGCGCCCTTGTAGTAGTTGGGCGTCAGCACCTCGGTGACGGTCAGCAGCGAGAAGCTGCCGACGTGGCCATGCTCGGCGCCCGGCGTCAGCGGCGCCATCGAGCGGATCGTCAGGTCCGTGCCCGATGGCGACAGCTCGAGGTGCGGCGAGGCGACGTAGCCCTCGTTGTCGCGGTGACCCCACGGCCGGTCATTGCTTTGGCCGAAAGTCACGTGCGCGTAGGAGAAGGACTCGGACAACGCGCTCGCGTACTTCACGGCGGAGCTCCTCGGTCGTGGGGTCTACCTCTCACTCGCGCCGGACGCGCGCCTTCGGCTCGAACGGCTCCCGCTTGCTCTCGTCGGGCCGACCGACCGGAATGTCTTCGCGCACGATCTCGAGTGTCGAATCGCGCTTGATCAAGTCGGGGTCCTCGTTCGAGTCCCAGACCGCGCCCTTGGGGCGATAGCTGCGGTCCATGTAGACGTCGGTCTTTGCTCGTACTCTCGTCATCGCTCTGCTCCTTGTTGGCGCACCATGCGCCGTGGTCGGTCAGCCCAGCACGCGCCGGCTACACGGAATAGCCGGACGCGTACTTGACGTTCTCGCCGTCGACCGACTCGCCGTCGACCCAGACGCTGAACACGCCGGCGTTCCAGTCGGTGTTGCCGCCGGGCGACAGGATCTCGAACGCCACCGCGAGGTAGCGCCGGCCCTTGCCGTCGGCGGTCAGCGCGAGGTATGCCAGCGACGACAGCGGCGGGATGATGAGCTGCTCGTGGCTGCCGGCGATGAGACTCGAGGTCGCACGCGCGGCGCCCTTGCACAGCACAGCCCCGTTCTGGTTGCCGGCGGCGGTCTGGTCGGCGAGTCCGACCGCGGCCACCGCCGTGGCGATCTCGGCGTTGGTCGGGCCCACCACCGGATCCGCCGGGGTGATGTTGAGCGCCAGCACGACGAGGCGCAGCGTGTTGGTGGCGACGGTCACGCCACCGAACGAGGTCTTGATGTGGTGGTGCGCGGTCAGCGGCCGACCACGGCCCCAGTCCTGCGAGGTCTGCAGGTCGAGCACCTTGGCGTTGGAAGCCGCTGCCGGCAGCGCGTAGGTCAGGGGCGAAGCGCCCTGCGTGAGGTCGATCGACGCAGCAGGCGCGTCATCGGCGAACACCATGAAAGCATCGCGGATGGTCATTGCGGTGTGTCCTTGCGGTAGGGATCCCGACTCAGGTCGTGATCTGGGCCTCGGTGTTGAGGATCCGGTCGATCGGGATCAGCGGCACCCCGAGGAACTTGACCTGCGTCCACTCCTTCGTCATGTCGCCGAACTGGGTCAGGCCGCTCTCGACGGTGACGACGTTCGAGCCGAAACGCAGGCCCATCTTGCCGATGCACGAGATCACCGTGCGGTTGCACAGGAACGCACGCCGGCCGGACGTGTCGGGCAACATCGCCAGGAGGTCGAACAGCGCGAAGATGATGTTCGTCGAGGCCGAGGTCGCCTGCGTGTTGTCACCGGCGCGCAGGTGCGCGACGGCGATGTTCATCGCCCGCCCGATGCGCCGCCAGTCACGCACGACGAGTCCGGCCTGCATCGTGTACTGGCAAACGCGCGCGCGCATCCGCTTGCCGTCGGAGAACTGCACGGGGTGATAGCCCATGTCGTTCACCTCGAGGCCGGCGGTCTCGCCCTCGGGGTAACTGCCCCAGACGTCGTCGCCGTACTCGACGAGGTAGACCGAGGTGTTGTTGTTCCCGGCAACGCCGGTGCAGTTGATGATGTTGCCCGAGTTGATCGAGCTGTGGCGCGTCGCGAGTCCGTTGAACTCCTTCGAGTTCTGCTTCGCGTTGCCATAGACGTACAGCTGCGTGTACATCTGCCACATCGACTCGATGAACGCGGTCGACTCGCTGGCGAGATACGCCGCCTCGCCGCCGTTGCGATTGGCGACCTTCGGGTCGATCTCGCACCACGACTCGATCTGCGACATGTTGTCGGTGATCTGCGCCGTCTCGCTCACCGACGGCAGCACGCCCTCGTTGTAGTCGCGGAGGTACGCGGTCGGCAGCACGGTGCGCTGCGTCGTCTCGTGTCCGTTGGGCAGGTTGCCGGGCATCCACTCCTGGATCCCATGCAGCCCCTTCATGCCGCGCTGATTCAGCAGCTCGACGATCTTGGCCGGCGCACCCTTCGGGTCCATCCGCTTTTGGATGTCACCGAGCGTGAGCCTGGTCTTCGGAAGTGCAACCATTGCTCGCTACTCCTGCTTCGTCTTCTCCGCAAAGATCCTGGTGAGGCCTTCGACCGGAGATTCGGAGGCACCAGCCATCACAGGGGCCCCGCGGACGACCTTGCCGTCGGGGCTGCGCATCCGGCCAACCTCCGCCAGCCACTTCAGGGTGGGCAGGTGGTTGCTGTAGCCGGACCTCTGCAGCGACTGCACGAGCTCCTTCGGCGCATCCGCGAGCGCGGCCTTCACGAGACCGATGTTGGCAGCGAGCTTGTCGCCGCCGAACTCGGCATCGCCCCGGGTCTCCTTCGCCCAGGCATTGGCTTGCGCGCGGTGCGTCTCGATCAGCTTCGCGTGGTACTGCTCCTGGATGGACGGAGCCAGCTCCGCGAAGAGCTCCTGCGCCGCCGCGCTCGAGACGCCGTGCTTGGAAGCGACCTTGCCGAAGCCCTCGCTCGGAGCGAACGCCGTCCCATCAGCGTGCTTGAGCTCGTAGCTGCCGGCCGGCTCGGCGAGGAGATCGTCGTCGGACTCTGCCGCCGGCGCCTCCTTGCTGTCGGTGGTCTTCGCCGGCGCGGCCGCGGGTTGCGCGGACTTCGCCGGTTGCTTCGCAGGCGCGGCCGCCTTGGGTGCGGCAGCTGCTGCGTTGGCCTGCGCAGACGACGAGTCCGCGGCAGGCGTCGAGGCCGCCTGATCGCCTTGGCTGGTGCTGGTGGCTGTATCGAGTGCGGTCATTGTGCGAACGTCCTTTCGTTCTCCTCGTGCATCTGCTCCCACTCGGGGCAGCTGCGGGCGAGGTTGAAGAGCTCCCGGGTGACCTCGAGGCCGCCGTCGCGGTGCGCGGCGACGGTGCTGTTCGCCTGCGGGGCGAACGACAGCCGGGTCCATCCGGCGAGGTCGAGCAGCCGGTAGATCAACGCGCGGCCGTTTTGCTCGGCCATCGCGCGGCGCACGGTGTTCCAGAGATGCTCGGCGACGCGCCTCGCCGCCTCGGCCTGCTCGGGCGTGCGGCGCACAGCGGCGCTCTGCAGACGCTCGACGATCGGATTGCTGGTCACCGCCCGGCTCACAGGGGCGGGACGCTAGCAATCGCCCAGCGCGCTATGCCCGCAGGCGGCTACTCCCCATCGCGCCGGTGGACCAGCCACTCGGCGCCGAGACCGATCACGCGCAGACCGAGATCGGTGGGGTCGACCGGCGTCGTGCCGGACGCGTCGACGACCGCGCGGAGGTCCTGGATCTGCTTCAGCGCGAGCTCGAAGTCCTGCGGCCGCACGCCGCCCGCCTTCGCGCTGACCTCGACCAGCGTGATGGCCTGGTGCCAGCGCGTACGCTCGGCCTCGGTGGTCGTGCGCAGCGGCGGTGGCGGGGGAGTACTGCCGCACGCGGCGAGCAGCACCAGCAGCAGTGCAGACGTCTTCACTTCACGTACCTCGGTTTGAAACGAAGCCCTGCCGCAGCAGTTCGGCTGCGACAGCGCCGGGAAGAGCCTCGATGCGCCTGGTCAGCGCCTCGAGCGCATCGACTTGCTTCTGCATCGCGGCGATCCGCAGCTGGTCGAGCTGATCGCGAGATTCCTCGCGGTCGCGGGCCTCCTTGCGGTTGTCGTCGTGCATGCGCTCCTGAGTGCGCTGCAGGCGCTCCTGCGAACGCGTGAGGTAGATGAAGCTGCCGACCACGAGCGTGCCGAGTCCCGTGATCACACCAGCATTACCCCACGGGCTTAGCTGCTCGGTATCGACGAACAGCAGGCGGGCAGCCGTCTGCATGCCGAGACCGCACAGCACGCCGATCGTGCCGGCCGCGGCGCCGGCGCCGGTCAGCGTCAGCCCGAACGACACTGCATGGCCGAGCGCGCTCACGAGCCGGGGCGTGCGACCAGGATCTTCTTGCCCTCGGCGTCACGCCGCGGCGTCCACTGCAGGTCGAGGCCGAGGCTGCGGCCGAGCCCCTGACAGACCCACAGCAGCGCGCCGAACAGCGCCGACGGGTTGACCCGCGACGTCGTCGCGACCTCGGTGCTGATCGGGCTCACCTTCAGCAGCAGCACGATGTCGGACTTGGCCGGGAACAACGCGTCGAGTCCGCGCGCCCGGTCTTTCGTGTCGCCGCTGCGCAGCAGCTCGAGGATCTGCGCGTCGGTGAGCGTGGGAGTCTCTACGCCGTTCGTTTCCATATGTGGCACACGATCGAGGGTTGCAGCACCGAGGTCGCGGTGCCGGTGAAGGCTGGCGCAGACGCAGCGAGCGTGCCGGCGCCGTGGCTGTGCGCGCTACCGGCCCCGGACGCCACCGCGTTGTTCGTCACGCCGTGCGACAGCGTCGAGGTAGGGTTGCCGGTGTTGCCGTGCGACAGCGCAGCGCTCGGGCCGTTGGTGGTTCCGGTGCCGACGCCGCCGTCCGGGTTGGCTGTCTTCAGACCGGTCGCCGTCGAACTGTTGTCGAGCCCCTCGGTGACTGCGCGGTTCGTCGCCGCCACGCCGGTCGTGCCGCCGCGCAGATCAGTGAACCCGTGCACGTGGTTCGGCACCTCGGTGTAGGTGTGCGTGTGGCTGGCATGGTCTGCCGGCCCGGAGTGCACGTGGTTGCCGTGGTCGGCGACCGCCACGTTGCTGGTGACGTTGTGCGTGTGCGCGCTCTCGTTCGCCACCGAGCCGCTGATCGTCGGCGCCGCCACCGAGCCCGCAGCCGCAACGGTCTTCGCTCCGCTCTCCTTCTCGACGAGGTTGAAGTCCGAATCGAGCGCGTTGAAGCCGACCGGCACGCGGCCGCTGCCCCATGCCACCCAGGTGCCGTATCCGAGCGTCGTGTTCGGGTCGGTCGGGTCCACCGTCAGGTAGAGCCCGCCGACCGCGATGGGCCGACCAAACAGCGCGAGCTCCTCGATCACGATCTCGCGCAGCACGTCCAGGTCGATCGGCGAGCTCGGCGTCGCCGCCCGCACGGTCGGCTGCGCGTGTTCGCTGGTCGCCGGGATCGTGCCGGCGCCGAAGCGTGGCAGCAGCTGGCGCATCAGAGCCCGACCCCGGCGGGCTGCGTGTAGCCGGCGAGCGTGCCGGTGATGTCGGTCAGCGCGTTCGGCTCGCCGCCGGTCGGCGCCGCAGCCAGGTCGCGCACGGTGCCGGCCTGCGTCGCCATCATTTCGTTGCGCTCCTTCGCTGCCATCGCCTGCGCGCGGCTCTCGCGGATGAGCGCCACCTTGGGGCCCGGCACGATCAGGTCCGGGTGCACGCCCAGCACGTCGGCGTACTGCTCGGCCCACGAGTCCTCGTCGAACTTGTCGCGAACGTCCGGCTTCAGGCCGGCGACGATGCCGAGGCCGGCGACGAAACGGTCCGTGTTCGTGAGCCCGACCGCCTTCAGCGCCTGCGCCAGCGGCCCGAGGAACTCGATCTCGAGCGGCTGGCCCTGGAGCTCCGGCGGCGGCGGCTCGACCATGCCGGTCTCGATCATGCGCTCGATGATCGTGCGCACCAGCGGCTCGTCGAGCTCGTTGTTGAGCCGCTGCGTGACCGGACCGAGCAGCGTGAAGGCCTCTTCGCGCCTCGCCCGCATCTCGAACGCGGTCCGCTCGGTCGAGTCGTTCAGGCTGTTCAGCGTCTGGAACAGCGGCACGTAGAACGCCGCCTCGATGCGCCGGCGGACCTCCATGCTGTCGAGTCGCATGTGGTCGAGGTTCAGCGGCACCTCGTACGCCGTGCGCACACCGCCGTGCGGAGTGCTCTGGTCGTACGGGATCACGCCGCCCGGTAGGAGCTCGCGCGTCAGATGCTTCACCGACACCGGCACCTGCGTCGGCGGGTCCGCCTGGACCGCCATCGCCTTGCCCTTCTCGAGCTCCTGTGCCTGCAGCTGCAGCACGTTATTCAGTGCCTTGCGACCAGGGCCGTGCCCGTAGATGTCGAGCCCGGTGACGCGCCATCGCGGCGCCAACACCGGGAAGCGGCGATGTCCGCTGCGGCGCAGGAACTTCTCGCCGTCGCCGTCGAGCTCGATGTAGACGCTCGACCACGGCATGTCCGTGTTCGCCCAGCTCATCGGGTTGCGCTCGAGCCGCGGCTGAATCGCGTGGATCACCGTAACCTGCACGTGCAGCTGACGCTGCTTGTAGAGGCTCTGCACGGTGCGGCTGCAGTTCTCGAACTTGAACTCCTTGACGAGCTCGCCGACCGTCATCGCGAACTTGCGCAGGCAGGTGTCGACGTAGCCGCGGCCGTCGGTGGCCCACACGTACTCCCCCGCCGTCAGCGGCGTGTGGTGGATCACCGTGTCGAAGTCGTCGGTCATGATCGAGCAGCCGTTCCCGAACGCGCCGAGCTCGATGTAGACGTGACTCAGCGCGAGGTAGCTCTTGCTCGCGCGCAGCACACTCTGCCCCCCGTCCGTCAGCCTCTGCAGCCACTTCTTGCTGCGGTGCGACTTGTTGAGGTCACCGTCTTTCGCCTGCAGCCGGAACCACGGCCGCGCCGGCGAGGTCCGGTGGCTGATCATCGCGGACTCGAGGATCTCGAGGGAGTGCGTCGCGGTCTCGTCGATGATGTCGCGCCAGTTCTGCAGGTTGCGATCGCGATCGTGCGAGACGTAGCGGCCGGCGTACGGCACGACGTAGCGCGTGATGTCCTCCCAGTCGAGCAGTTGCGGCCGCCGGACCTGCTCCAGCAGCGACCATTGCTCCGTGATCTGGGCGACGCTGTCCATGGCTCACTCCCCCAGCAGCTTCGGTGTGCCGATGTCGAGCAGCTGCTCGTCGATGCCCATCGGACCCGACAGCGTCGCGAGCCCGCGCCGCGGCATTGCCCCGCTCGCCAGCATCGCCGCGATGTCCGGCTGCCGCTGGTTCGCCCGGGCGAACGCGCGCTCGTTGTCCTGCTCCTGCTTGATCGCGCGCGCAGTCGCGTCGCTCTGCGCCTGCTGCTGCATCTGCAGCGACTTCTTCTGTGCCCTGCGGCCCTGCTCGCCCTGGTAGAGCGTGGTGCCGAGGAGTGCGCCGCCGATCACGACCTCCGCCATCAGAGCCTCCGTGCGAACAGCAGTCCGTAGGGTTCGTGGTTGCGCCGCAGCATCGCCTCGAGCGCGCCGAGCCGGCCCTTCTCGGGCGTGTGCCAGATGAAGAGGTCGCAGCCCCAGGCCTTCGCGCGCATCTCGGTCTCGTTCATCAGCCGCATGCCGAGGCCGCGCCGGCGGCGGTTCTTCGCGACCATGATCGCCGCCGATTGCCCGAACGTGAGCGCGCGTGAGCTCGGAAGGCCGACAGCGAGCTCCGCGACCGAGTAGCCGATGAGACGCTCGCCCTCGTAGACGAGCAGCACCAGCAGCTGCCCGCGCGCCTCGAGCGCCTCGAACCGCTCCCACATCACCTCGAGCGGCGCCAGGTCCTTGTAGCTCGCCGACTCCTCGTAGTGCTCCCGCATCAGCTCGATGCCGTCGCGCTGGATGTCGGCGACCGTGCCGACGGTGATCACGAGCTCGGGCGCGTCGACCTTGGGCATGACGCCGCGGGACCCTACGCAGTGAAGCCGCCGCTATGCCCGCATCCGCCGGCTCACGCGGTCTTCAGGAAGCCCTCGAGCGCCTTGCTGAGCTCGGCGATGACGACCTCATCGACGGCCATCGGCGCCCGGATCTCGCCCGGCTTCGGCCGCACATTCAGCCCCTTGCGCAGCCGCGCGAGCTCCTTGCTGGCGGCGATCGTCGCGCGCAGCAGCGTCTGCGTCTCCTCGTGCAGACGATGGACCTTGCGCTGCAGCACCTCGATCTCGTTCTCGTGCGCCCAGCACCGACCCATCAGCGTCACCCCCAGCGCGGGTGGCGATCGCCGCGGTCGCGATCCCGGTTGCGGTGGCGTTCGCGGCCCAGCGGATCCCATGCCTGCCGTGCGTTCTCTTCGCGGAACGTCGGCCCCATCGGGTCGGCCGGCACGACCGGCATCGCGAACGTCAGCGCCAGCGCGTCGCCGATGTCGGGGCTGTAGCCGAGTCGCGCCTTGATCAGCTCCTTCGGCTCCAGCTGCAACACGTCGCCCTTGAACCAGTAGAGCGGCGAGGTGAGCTCGGGCACGAACTCCGGCACGTCGTCGGGCAGCGCGCCGCCCTCCTTGACCCACTCGGCCATCTCGAACCACATCTCGGTGCGCTTGTTCAGGTAGCGACCAGGCTGCGTCGCCGCGCCCGAGAATGCGATCGGGATCGGGTTGCGACCGAGCGCGCGCAGCTGGTCGACCCAGCCGGCGCCCCAGCCGCCGGTGTTGTCGACGAAGCACGCGTCGGCCGCCCAATCGTTCCACTCCATCGAGACGGCGCCGGCGCCCTGCAGGCTGTCGACGTTGCGCAGGATGTTCGGCTTCCACGCGCGCCTGCCCTGCCGGCGGATGAAGCAGCTGCGGTCGTCGCCTTCGCGCGCGACGTCGACGCCGAGCACCTTCGCCATGTGCCAGTAGTCGGGCTCCGACAGCCGGCGCGCCATCGCGTCGCGGACCTGGTCCGGCGTCAGCAGGGCGTTGATCGCCGACGGCGGGAAGCGCCCCAGCACGTGCGCCATCACCCACGGGTTGTCGCGGCCGTAGCGTGCGATCTGGTCGCGCGCCCATTCGATCGGGATGCGCGGCGAGCGCTTCGAGTCGTCGGGGTCGCCGGTGATCCGGATCACGTGCCAGCGCTTGCCGTCGGTCGCCTCGTAGAGCATGCCGCCGGTCGACAGCGGGTTGCCGGCCTGCATCAGCTTGCCGAACTTCACGTGCCCTGCGAGTGCCTGCTCGCCGGCACGGCCGACCGCCGGCGGGATCGCGCCGCTCTCGTCCGCCTGCACCAGCACGTAGCCGCCGTGCAGCCCCGACAGCGTCTTGCCCTGCTCGTCGGCCGAGCTCGAGCGCGGCCAGGTGCGCGCCTCGAGGAACCACGTCTCCTTATGGTCGTTCGCGTAGATGCGCTCGCTCGCCCACGTGAAGGTCTCGCTCAGCCACAGCGACTGCCGCTGCCACTTGCGGTACTCCGGCCACAGGTTCGCGGCGAGGTTGTCGCCGGTGATCGAGGTGCAGAACCCCTTCGGGTGGTCGTTGGCGTCGCCGTAGCAGCTCAGGAACAGCCAGCCGCACCACGCCATCACCGTCGACTTGCCGGGGCCGACGCAGGCCTGCATGGCGATGCGCGGGATCTTCGGATCGACGAACGCCCACAGCACGTCGGCCTGCCACGCGTCCGGCTCGGCGCGGAAGTTCTCGCGCACGAACTGGATCGGCTGCTTGCGCCAGCGGGCAATGTGCTCGGCAGGCCTCATTGCGGCAGCCTGTCTCCTACCAATCTGCCGACTCCCTCGAGGAAGCGATCCAGGCGGCTCCGCGGCCCCTTCCACGTCGTGATCATCTCGTCGAGAGCGGCCTTGCCGGCCGCGTCCTTCAGCGTCGCGTCGCGCACCGTTCTGACCTCCTCCGGCGTCGGGAAGGGGGTGCCGTAGATCAGGACGTTGCTGAACTCACGCTTCAGGCGCTCGATGCTCTCCTGCGTGAGTGGGAAGCCGCCGTAGATCGACTCGCCAAAGGCGATGTTCCAGTGCGCGGGCTTCGGCGCTGGCGATGCCGCGACCGCCGGCAGCGCCGGGATCGGCAGGTGCCGCGCGACCTCGAGCAGCAGGGGCGTGAACAGGCCGCGAAGGAATGAGCGTCGATTCATCAGTTGACTCCGACCGGCGGCGGCCGCCTGGTCATCCGCTCGAGGGTCTCCTGCGGCACCATCAGGATGTAGCCGTCGCGCGTGCCGCTGGGCACGTAGACGTGCTGGCGAAGTTTCGGCAGCGGCATTGGCTTCGCCTTCCAGTCGAGGTGCTGCGAGACCACGCGGTAGCCGTCGTCCGGATCACAATCGTGCATCACCTTTCGATCGTGCCACGGCCCGCCGACGAAGTGAAGCGGCCAAGTGTGCTGCGTCATGGCGACCCCGCGAGGATCGACCTCACCCACAGATGCCGCGCCTCGACGTCCATCGCCTCCCAGCGGCGTTCGGCAGCCAGCCACGCATCCAGCTGGCCGCGCGCACGCAGCGCCGCCCGCTGGTCCGCGGACGCGACGATGCCGGAATGGGCGATGCAGAACGCGAGACGGTTCGCGGCCTCTGAGCCTGGGCCGCCGATCTCGCATGGCTCTACAGACACATGCCCGTTCGCCCGCGTCAGCACTCCCTCGATGATCAGTCGGAGCTCGGGGTCTTCGAGCCCTGGTTGTCGTTGTTGCATGGCGGGTTCTCCTTGCCTTCCTGGTCCACCTTCAGTGACTCCACGATCAGCTGCTCGAGAGTCATCCGGCCCTCGTGCTTGTGCAGTTGCTTCTGCCCGTATTCGCTCGGCGCCAGCGTCGCGCACACCTTCATCAGCGACTCGGAGGCCAGCTTGCGATGCCCAAGCATGTCCTCGCGCACGACGCGGGTCTTCCGGCCGTCAGGGCCGCTCTCGACGGTCGTGATCTCGCCAGGCATCGGCGTGCGGGCGATGTGCTCGGCGAGCTCGAACTTCGCGTCGGCGCCGCTCTTCCGCGCGCGCGCGAAGCGTCCGGCGAACTCCTCGTCCTTGTCGCGCCACTCGTAAATCGACGACACCGCAACATCGTGCTTCTCCGCGAACGCCCACAGGTTACCGCCGTCGCTGAGCCACTTGATCACCGCCTCCGCCATCTCTGGGTTGACCGGAATCGGCGGCCGCCCGATGCGCGGCTCGAACGCCAGCGTGTTCGGCTTGTAGGCCTCGCGGCGCGCGCGTTCACGCTGGCGCTTGGTCGGGCCCTTCTTGCGGTTGTTCTTCTTGCTTGCCATCGGAGCGGGGTTCAAGTGGTTTGCGCCAGCCGCGCACGACAAGCGCGCGGCGCTTGTAGGACACCAGGTCGCGAACGGTGTGGTAGGGGATGTCGAGCAGTTGCGCAATCTCGCGGCACGTGAGGCCTTGGTCTTCGTGCAGCGAGCGCACGGCGTTGACGACGGCATCGGGGATCTTCGCGCGATGGTGCGTCTCACCGCAGCGCAACCCGCGCTCGTCGACTCCTATCAGATCTCTGCGATGGGCTTGCATTACCCCCCATCCCGACGGCGCTTCTTCGGGGGACGCTTTGGTGGCGGTGGAGGCAGCAGATTCGGCAGCGACGCCGGCAGCAGCGGCGAGGCGAGCCGCTCGCTGTCCCATGCGTGCATCAGCGCCCTGGCGATGGCGCGGCAGTGATCCTCGGCGCGCATCACCTTGAAGTCGGCGAGCCGCTCGAACCGCTTGTCGGTCTCGCTGTCGATCACGATCGAGCGGACCTCCTTCTCGAGCGCCCGGCGCACCGGCTGCCCGGTCTCGGCAATGAACGGCACCAGGTGGATGCGCGCGACCAGCACTTCGGCCTTGCCATCCGCGGAGAGCGCTCGACCGAGGTCGTGCAACTCGATGCGCCAGAGCACGTCCATGGGTCAGTAGATGTCGATCTGCCACGCGTCACTGAGGAACGTCGCGTTCTCGGTGTACCGAGCCCACTGCGCGATCCACTGCGTGCCGATCAGGCTGCTGCTCAGGTTCAGCGACACGGTGAACATGTCGACGGTCTCCCACGCCAGCGGGAAGCCGTTGCATCCCGTGAACCACGTCGTCAGCGTGGCTGCCGACGGGAAGCTGGTCGCCAACGTGTTCGGGTCGCAGAACAGGACGTCCCAGCCGCTGTAGCCGCCGGTGAAGTTGATGTTGACCGCAGGGCCCGGCGCCAGCATGAACATCGCCGTGTAGTCGTTCTGGTCGTAGCTGCAGTCCCAGAAGCTGCCGAGCCACACCGGGACCATGCGGTCGGCCCAGCAGCGGAACTGCGCCGTCGCGGGCGAGCCGCTATGCGTCCACGGAGTGTTGCACCCTGGGTTCCATCCAGGGGTCGATAGCGACGCGTCCCAGGCGCACGCCCAGAAGCGCCCGAGGTCGTACGACTGGCACCCGGTCGTGCGCGCCTGCGTCAGGATGTTGTAGTCGACCTGGTAGGCCTGCGCCGGCAGCGGCGCGAACATGAAGAAGAGCAGAGTCAGAAAGAGTCGAGTCATCGTTGCCTTTGTGTGCGCTGGTTGAAGTCCGCCGGCGCTGCGCACGAACGCGCCGGCGGTGTTCTCACTTGCCGCCGCCGATCAGCTCGGTCGTCGCCTCGCCGAGCACATGCGCCCAGATGCACGCGCGCAGCCACTCGCACGCGATCAGGATCGCGACGAGCAGCACGCCGGCGGCGATGCCGAACAGCACCCTGACGAGCGTGCGCCTCACCGCACCGCCCACCATCGCGCCTGCTGCCAGCCGTTCGGCTGAGCGGCCGCGAGCTCGAGCGCCTTCGCATACGCCGGCTCCGACGGCGAGGCGAGCAGCAGGAAGATCCGCGCGCTGCACTCGGTCCAGTAGTCAGCCGCGCCGTCAGTCCAGATGTCGAAGTTCGGCTGGACGGGATAGAACGCGCCCGGCGGCATGGCCTGGCCGGGCGCCTCGCTGCGCCAGCGTGTCGCGTAGACGTGCCACCATTGCGTCGGGTCGCCGCCGCCCGACCAGCGGTAGAAGCACTCGGTCACGCAGGTCCGCGAGATGTCGAGGGCGAGCTCGCGCGCCCGCTGGTTGCCGGTCATGCGGTGCGCGGCGAGGAAACCGATCGCCGCGATGGTCTCCTGCCAGCCCTGCCAGCCAACGATTGGCCGACCGTCGGCGCCGTTCCACCCGTACTTGGCCGTCTCGTTGCCGCCGAGCGTCTTCACCGGCGCCTCGGGAGGCACACTCCGCATCATCGCGCCCTCGTAGCAGGCGTTGATCGTGCGTTCGATGAACGTCCGTGCGTCCAGGAAGCCCAACCAGAACTGGTTGCAGTTCGACAACAGCACGCGGCCCTCGCCTCGAGGACTGTCGAGACCGCGGCTGCGCTGCACATCCATCTTCTGGAGCTCGATGTGATCGGCGACGACCGACAGCAGGGCCGGGTCGCGCGTGAGCGCGCACAAGGCGTGAAGGACGCCATCCGCGCGGTGCTGGCTGTCGGACGTCGAGTAGCCGCTGCCTTCCCAGGTGAACGGGATCGTGCCGGTGGACGGCGGCGAGTACCAGCCGAGCGGGTCCGCGTCGCTCAACCGATCGTCTGGCTTCTGCTGGTAGGTGACGCACCGCGGATGGTCGGCTGCCTTCACCGGATCGCCGTTCGGCTCCTTGTTGGCCGTGGGGCGCATCGCGAAGCTCTGCGCGTGGTAGTGCATCCAGTGGATCGCCCACGCGTTGAGCTGTGTGACCGCTTCCTCGCCCGCGCTCGCCCCGAAGTCCGGCTGCTCGCCGGTCGTGCCCGAGGCCTTCGGCTGGCACACTGACAGCTCCGGGACGGTGCCGCGTTGGTCGTACATCGCGCCCGCCGGCGGGTTCATGTACTCGGCGAGCCGCCGCGCCGAGAGCGCGTTCGCCCCAGGCCACGCCCGCGGCACGGCGCCGTGCGCGAGCCAGTGTCCATTCCAGTTCAGAGACACGGCGCCGAGCGGTCGCTGCTGCTTGCGGGCCGGGTCCGGCAGCACGAGCAGAGCACCGCGGGCCTCGACGCGGGCCGCGCGCCCCCACGGCGCCGGCTGCATCACGACCTGCGTCCAGGTGCCATTCGGGTTCCGTGTCGCCGCCGGCGCGCCGACGCGGCGGCTGAAGTCGAGCACCGGTTCGACGCCGATCTCGAAGCCGACCGAGCCCAGCTGCACGCTGATCGGCTGGCCCTGCCTGGTGTCGCCGTAGACGACGTGCAGCGTCCACTCGAGCGTCGCCGTGCCGGAGCCGACCCGGACCCACCAGTCGAACGTGAGCAGGCGCTCGACGATGCGGGTGCGCACGTGCCAGGTCTGGTGCGCCTGGTCGGACTCGAGGAGCCGCACGAACCCGCCGGCGGGGCGCGCGGTGCCCGGCGCCCAGTAGACCGGCGGCTGCGAGCGCGCAATCGCGCCGCCGCTGTCGCGCGCGAAGAACGTCGGCAGGGTGGCGAACAAGCCGATCGCGTCGATCGCGTGGTGCCACTCGAACGGCACCGCGTAGGCGCTCGCGTCACTGAACGGCTGCAGCTCGGCCTTCACGCGCGTCGACGCGGGCAGGTCGGCGAGCAACCAGACGCCGCCGGTGGCCGGCACCGCGGGCATGCCCTGCATGCCGGCGAGCGCGAAGGTCGGGCCAGCGGGCACCATGTGCTTCGGCAGGCCGCAGAACGTCCAGGCGCGCTGCGGCTCGGTGGCGACGTTCTCGAGGATGATCTGCTGCGCGGCGAGTCCGCAGCACAGCAGCACGAACGCGAGGAGCGCGCGGATCAACTCGGCACCTCCTCGTAGTTCGCGCGGTGGAAGTCCGCGCTGATTGGGTAGAAGCCGCCGTGCCCGTCCTGCGCGACGTAGTCGCCGGGCTGTCCCTTCAGCACGCCCTCGCGCGACTGGCACTCGAACGGTTCGTCGATGCGCCACATGCGCACGATCGACTTCTTGCGGAACTGCGCGCCACCTTCCGGCGATGCGTCACCTTGCTTGAACTGACGACAGACGACCTCATTCGTTTCCACAGCGTTCCTCCCTGATTCGTTCGAGTGTGCGCGCCTGCTTGTCGGTCAGATGCCGGCCGGCGCGCAACCAGCCGTGCAGCTGCTCCACGAAATCGATCTCCCACTGCGTGAGTCCGCGACCGTGCTCGTCGACCTGCTTCAACAGCAGCCACGAGACATGGTCGCGGAC